TATTTTCTGCGATTTCGGAGCTCTGGAAAAATAGTCAGCATAGTAAAGCGCATCCATGATATCATCATTACGGGGCTTCGGGTGTTCAAACAGTTCATCAACCAGTTCAGTCATATGTCTTTGCAGGTAGAGCTTCTTTGAATTAACAATGGGCCCAATGGTTGTTTCCAGCCTATCTTCCTTCTTTATCCGTGCCGGCGGCTTTACTCCCTTGAATATCCCCGGCATGAGTCTTTTCTCATTGGCACTCATACGGGTGACCATATCCCTTACCATTTCCTGAGCCGCTACTGTTTCAATAGTAACCCTTCTTACCGGTGAATACTTCTTCGCCAGCTCTATAATTTTCGGCGGTACATCAAATGTGGGTATCCTTTCGCGAAAGTATTCAAGGACGTAACGGTTATTGTTCGCATCCACGCCTAAAACCAGTATAACCTGAAAATCTGAGGTATCTGATGCTGTGGCCGCCAGATCGACACCCAGATACACATTTATGGGAATTGCGTCATCACCTTCAATAATATAGTTAAAACCGCCCTTATTACTGAAAACACCATTGTAATACTGGATTCTGTCTATCTTAAAGGCGGCGTTGGAGATATCACGGGCATCATTCATGTATTCCTGCGCAAACTTGTTAACCAGTCCCGCCTCAATGAACTCTCTCTTCTTATGTTCCAGCTTCTCTACTGAGAACTGTTCCGGCCAAATGGACTTTCCATCTTCAATAGCCCTGTGAAATACAACATCCCAAGGGTAAGTACGCTTATCCTTCATCGCCCGCTTGTAACCGTCACATACCATTTGCAGGAAACTGTCATAGTGAACAATAGTACCGGCGAGCCATATCCAACCTTCATTACCCGGAGTCTCCTCTAATGCGGGATATACCGTAGATACCACCCACTTCTTGATCTCCGACCTTCTTTCGGGGGTTTTCGTGTTTAATTCGGATTCAAAGTCATCAAGGACAATACCAGTGTACCTTACATCTACCTCTGCCCGTCCCCTTAATCTCTGGGAAGTACCCTTGGCTATGACCCGATCACCTTTAGGAGTAACAATATCTTTCTCTGTCCACCTCTTACCAGCTCTTCCGCCATCCATATTGCCAAAGTAGTACTTTATTTTTTTATTTACCTCGAAGTGACTTCTTAAATATTTTAAGTGATCAATGGATTGGCTTTGTTCTTCTGAGACCCACGCTACAAAATGTTGCTGATTCTCACCTGAGAAGCATAGTTTATGCATAATAGCGGCTTTAGACAGTATTGACTTGCCAAAACCCCTAGGCATGACAATACAGGTTCTACCTCCGGGTTTGGTAGAAATAAGCTTTTTTGATACATCGAAGTGAAAATTGGGGGAAGTGGACTTATTTAAAAAATCTCGCGGTAAAAAGGCACGGCCAAAAAATACGAGGTCATTATAAGACCTAGCGAGTATCTCGTCCCGCTCGGCCATTACATCAGGCGGCGGTACTATATTAAAATTAGTTATCTCCTCTTTCAATAGAAATTAACTCTCAAAGACTCAGGATAGGAAATATAGTAAGGGAAAGCATAGTTAGTAGTATTATTATTATAGTATACAATCATTCTGTTGACTCCGGTAATAAACCCTGTTCAAAGGCTTTTAGCTTCTCTTTCGAGAAACCAGTGAACTCCTGTATCAAAGCTACTGACTCAGACTTCTTATCAGTATTCAATAACCCTGATATCTTCATTAATGTCTCTAATGCTCTTAATTTATCTCCATCTCTTGATTTACCACTATCAACTATACCTTTCATCTCTTCCAGTAAATAAGTTTTACTAATACCTAGATCGTCTAATAATAGCTCAACCTCTTTTTCTACCATAGTTGTTACCCTTTTTCTCCTTAATAGCGCTAACGCACTGCGATGCGCATAATCATAGTTGTTTGTCTCATAACAGTTTAAGTAAGCATTGACCGGTTTGGCACCCATTGCCACCATCTTGGCAAACTTCTTCTCTCTAAAAGTAGCATTACCACCCTGTTTGTAATTTATGAAGCAGTGTACCTTCTTTGCGGGCTCACCAGCAAGCTTGGTATATTTACCAGTTGAGGCAATCCCCATCAAAGTCTTAATAAAATCGTTCTTTTTTTTACCCGGAGTACTGGTATCCTTCATACTCCACCTTTCAATGATCTGCATGATCTTACCATCATCTGACTTTATCCACTGACCAACAACAGCACCACGCCAGTCGGGTACTATTTTTTCACTGGGATGATATTGGCGAAACTCTTCTTCGTCCTTGTATAGTATATACTCCACCCCCTTTACCTTCTTCTTATGCAAACTATGCCTCAGCTTCAGTGTCTGAAGTGTACATTAACACTGGGATATCCATATCATCAATTATAACCAGCATTTGCATGATATACTTGTAATCACCGGAATTCTTGAACTTATCCGATAAATCCTTTAAAATCTCAATGGATGGGCCCAGTTCTAAAGATCGTTCACAATCGTACAAATCCATGTTAGAATATAGATATCTTCAAAAATCTTTTCAATATATTAGTTTCTTCTTGACTTGTATTGCTTTTAACAATAAATTCAAACGTCCGGTTCAGGACGATACTATATTAATATAGTACTATATTACTATAGTAATATTAGTATTAATAGTATTAGTAATATTAATAATAGTACCCCCCAAATATACTATAGTAACTATAGTACCATAGTAAGTTAATAGTACCATAGTAACTATAGTATCAATAGTACCGCGAGAATTTCTGGTTACTAATCCAAACTATCAAATCCCATAATTTTTAGCCGCAAAATAAAAAATACCAAAAATTTTTAAAAAATTATATAATTATGTGTGCTTCTCTTTTTTAAAAGGGGGGCGCGGGTCATTTCCAGTTTCAGGTTGAGAATTCGAGGTTGAAAAAGCTATATTAAAAGTATATGAGGATTAGGTTGAATTGTCAAACCTATCTATTATTTCACAAATCAGTGGAACTTTCACAAATCTTATGCGTATCAAATAACAAAGTTATTTGAAAATTCATGGCCCGACGGGCCTGAGACCGTCCTTAGGGGTAGCGGTCAATAAGCAGTCATCGACGAGGTGACCTCGACATATTATAGGCTAGTTAAATCTGATGATCAAAATTCCAGTCAGCCATATAATAGGGTCGGGCGCCGACCAAATACAGTAGAACTGCAATAGTATAGTGGGCACGGTGTACACTATACTTAAAAACCTTAAAAGAAACGAGTATAAAAATGAGTGACATAATAAAAGGAAATGGCCTTGGTGGCCTTGATGTAAGACTAGTTGATAACATAGTTCCTGACTTCGCTAGTGTAGACCTGCCAGCAATAGTAACCACTGTTGCTGATACAGTGCCAGAAAATGTAGCTGGTGGCAAGTTCGATCCATTTACAGAAATCAAAATGGAACGGCTTGGTAATGAGGATGGATTCCAGAGTAATTACTTTAATATCAAAGTAAAGGAATCTACCAGTGATAACAAATACATGGAAGCTGGTGCAGTTTCTGGTAATTACTTGCTAGTGACAAATAAACAAGTTCATGATATTTGTCATGAAATCAGAAACGAAAGTGGTATTAGCTGGTCACCAGTGAAAACCTATTTCGACGGTAAGAAATACAGAAACGTATGGAATACTACCGAAGCTGGCACCGATCTTGCTGTTGGGGATACAGTAAATTTAATGTTGACTGAAATCAATAGTTATGACGGTAGCCAGCAAGCTGGTTTCAGGATCGATTTTATGGTCTTGTCATGCTTAAATGGTATGATTACCAATAAGTATGGTTGGGGCTATAGTTTTCGACATAACCGCCAAAATGTAGATTGGGAAAATGAGGTTAGGCAAGGCGCCATGCAAATAGCTGGTAAAATGCAATCTGGCCGCATTGACCAATTTGCAAGGGCTTGCAACCAATTACAGCAACCACTTGGTAAAAATGGACTAGCCAAAGTAACTGCGAAGCATATCGACAAGCTTCCACCGCTTAGATACGGTCAAATCACTAAGCAATACAATATTGACCTTGAAAGTGGTAAGCATAACGGTAGCGCTTGGGACTACATGCAAACTGGCACTAGCTCACTCTGGCACCGCGACAAAATGACAAATGCGGACTTTAAGAATAACGCATACTTTGTTGATGGAATGCTAGAATTCGGCGCTACATTGGGCGCTGTAAGCTAGATTAACCTAAAAACCATAAAATAGTAGGGGCTGGCCTAAAAACCAGCCTCAGGAAGGGTTCAAAATGCAGTTAGAGTTATTTCCTGAAAATCAAATAAATCTGGAAATGTACGAAAACGACATAAATGAACTGGAAATGGCCTTAAATACCGCAAGATTCATGATTTTTATTAGTGGACTTTGTGGACTAGTGTTAGGGCTAGCTTGTGTCTATCTTGTCGTATAGTGAAATAAGGGGTCGGCCTTAGGGTCGGCCCTTTTTTTTTATCTATTTTTTATTTTTAATGAACAATTCACGTAAGTAACTAATTCAAAATATGTTTTATATGTACAATTCACGTAATTAGCACACTTTATATATATTTTACCTGTAATTCACGTAATTAGAGTAATAATTAATGTATTTTATAGTAGTAATTCACGTAACTAGAGCGTTTGTATATATTTATGTATAATAACTACAAATATAATTAATCGCTTTAAAATATATTATTCTATAAATAGCACCGTACAATAGACCGCACAAGGAAAGACATTATTATTTTATTTTTATGGGAACTTTTAACAGTTTACCTAGTATCATACTATAATTAACATGAAAGAAACCATGACAAAAACCGAACAAGCTATAAAAGAAAATAGGACATTATTTCCTAAGAGCGTACTAAATCCAATGGATTCTAAAAGCTCAATCTTGAAGAGTGGCGCATCCAATAAGAAATTGGGTGGCTTTATTACTATTGGTAAGTGGCGAGGGCTTCCGCTCTATTCATTAACATTAGAAGAGCGTGCAACATGTCCTCTATCCTGTAGACATTTTGAAACGTGCTATGGCAATAATATGCCCTTTGCTCATAGGTTCAAAGCTGGTGAAGAACTTGAAACAAGATTAGATATTGAACTGGCAAGATTAAATCATATACACCCCTTTGGATTTGTAATACGTTTACATGTTCTAGGTGATTTCTACAGTGTAGACTATGTCAAGAAATGGGATGAATGGCTAGACAAATTTCCCAATATGAAAGTTTATGGT